TTTGTAGTTTCTAATCTCAGACCAATCCACACCAATAATCATAGCAAGTTTTTTTATATTACCATCTGCAAATCTAAGCATTTCTTGTCTTTGTATGTTTATTTGTATGAATTTTTTAAAGAAATATTTCAGTCCTTCAGGGGATAACTCCCAACAATTGTCAGGACTAAAAATAATATAATCAGTATCATTTACATATATTAAATATGGTTTGTATTCGTTGTTAAAATGTTTGCTATAAATAGAAGTTTGTATGCAGTGAGTGAACATGGGTTTTTTTACTTTGGTTGCTTTTGTAAAAACATAATCCCCTATTCTATTAGTATTTGTATCTACCTTTTTTATTTTTAAAGGTTTCAAACTAACACTACCAAAATTATTTTTATGTTCAGTGAATATTTTTTTATCATGGTTGACACAATCTATATGTCCTTCGTTTGCAAGGTTTAATGTTTGATCCATGTACTTATCATTATACCAATCAGAAAAAGATAATTCTTTTTCCCATCCTTCAAAACTACCTGATATTTCTTTGATAGCTTCTAAATGTCTTTCAACATAACCTTTAATATGTCTTTCAATAAATTTTATTTTTAAATCATGCTTTTCATCAAAAATAATTTTGTTAAAATAGTTTTTAAAATTTTCTTCTACATCTTCAATTTTTGATTGACCAATTAATATGTTTTGAAATTGGTCATGTGCAAAAGTTCCTGCTTTAAAACTGCTTGATGGTTTTTCTTGTTTAAATTTTAAGTATGGCATCAAATGATATTTGTTAAACCACATCCAATTCGTTAAGGATGTTTGACTTGGTGATGTTGTGGCTTTATTGAAATCACCATTTGTCCATGCTAAATCTGTAAATCTTTCTTTCATTGATAGTTTATTTACAAATTATTTACAATTAAGTCAACAATTAATTTGCATTTTAATTTAAATAATGTATGTCAGAAATATATGGATTATCCCTCAGTTAAGTTAGCTTGGTATGAAATATTACAAGGTGCTATGACAGGAATTTTAAGAGAAGTAGAAAGTATGAGAGATAATATAAAGTGGGGTCATGGCTATAAAGGTAATCAATATGATAAATGGGGAAAAACAATCTCTGGTTCGCTATGTGAAATGGCTCTTGCTAAAAAGTTTTCTAATTATTTCACTCATTCTGTGAACAATTATCATGGTAAAGATATAATCATAAATGGTAAGCCAACACAAATAAAATCTCAGTTGTATTCTAAATATGAAAAATACCTTACAATAAGACCAAACTATAAACCTGAAGATTATTATTTTCTAGTCATAGATAATACACCAACTTTTTATATTTGTGGCTACATACAAGCAAAAGATTGTCAAAAATGTGGCATTTGGACAAATCAAAATATTCCTGATAGACCTTATTTTTGGAAAATACCTTTAAGTAAATTAAAACCAATGTTGGAGTTTATAAATGAGTGATATTAAATGTGCATTATTAAAACCTTTTGGCTCAACAATATTAAAATCAGAATTACCCAATGATTTAGTAAAAGAATTTTTAAATGATTTAAATACAATCAGATCATCCCCAGAAAAAGTAGAAGGTCATAAGTTTGGTCATAAATTGGCTGGTAATTTATACAAAGAATTATTGGTCAGTCATCCTGTCATGTTAAAGTGGAAACAGAAATATTTTGACACATTAATTGTTCATTATGCTACATCCCATTACAAAGAAAAAAAGGTTAAACAAATTATTATTACAGCTTCTTGGCATAACATACAAAAGTCAGGGGATTTCAACCCATGCCATACCCACACACATTTTCAGGATAGACATCTATCCCCAGACATTTCAACTGTAGGTTATATTAAATTACCAAAGTCTATGGTAGATTATAAACATTCTAAACAACATCATGCTGTTGGTGGACACATTGAATTTGTTGAAGGTACTGAGGATATGTTCACAAACGCAAACTATCTGATACAACCTATGGTTAAAGATTTTTATATATTCCCCTCATCTTTACGTCATGCTGTATATCCATTCTATTCGGATAATGAAACAGATGAGAGAATATCCTTTAGTTTCAATGCCAAAATAATATTTGATGAGTAATACTAAGCCATTCTTAAAAGTACCCCATTCTTTGATAGACAATGAGGTTTTAACCTCTGTTGAAAAATGCCTCTATATGCTTCTGACAAGGCTCAGAACAGCCAAAAGGGGGTGTGTGCCTTCCTATGCCTACCTAAAACAAAAACTCAAAATAAAGGACAAGAGAACCATCCTGAAGGCTTTGGACAGACTACAACTATTTGGATATATTACATGGGAAAATAGGGGTAAAGATAAAACTAATAAATATTATTTTAGAGGGGATGAAAACTTTCAATATATTTTAAGTAACAATATTAAATTAAGAAAGATTATGTCTGCTAAACATAAGCAAATATATGTGGATAAAGTTAGGAAGAAGTTTGTGGAAAAGAAGGGGATAAAATTGGTCAGGTAGTACATTTTTTGTACTGATAGGGGTACATTAAATGTACCTAAATAAAGATATATTATATAGATATAACTAGTTAGTAAGTATGAATAAGAAATACGTTCCAATTGAAACAATCAAGTATGAATTAAGTAAAATTAGAAAGTCTTCTAATTTTCAATACAGACAAGCTATAGATAGAAATCGTAAAAATCAGGTTAAGCACCCCCCCTTGATAGACCTACTTAATTTCCTTAAACATAGAAATACACCTGAACCAATTATAGATGAGATAGTGAAGGAATACTGGTCGGAAGTAGAAAAGGATAATAAATTTGAAAAAGTAATTGCTAACAAGCTCAAGATAAAGTATGCTAAATAAGTTAACATACAATATCTAGGTATCTTTCGGATATGGGGGTTAATTCTTATACCTTTCTTTCTACAACCCCCTATCCTCCTCATTCCATACAAGTTTGTACTTTTCTATAAGCAACAACTTTAAAATCATAACCAACAGTATCTCTGTCAATTTTTAATTTTAATTGTTCTTGCCAATCTATTAATGGATTACCTTTACAGTCATAATCTATTCCAATAAATTTAGGTTTTTTAAATGCTATCCATTTTTCGTTTTTCATTGTTTCCTTCCTTTCTTTATATTCCAAAGTGTTCTTGCATAGTTAAGTCTTTGTTGTTTTGTTATTATCTTCTCTGGAATTAGTCTTAATGCTTTGTTGTTTATCTTTGAGATACTTTTCATATCTTTTTCTAATCTCATGGTCTTTCTCAAAGGTATTTACCCCACATAATTCTAAATCTAATTTGTATTCTAAATAACTTTTTATTCTTTTCATTCATTTTAATCTGTGCTTATCCATTTACCTTGATTGACAGACCAAAATTCACCAGTCTTTTAATCATATTCATTTAACTCAACACAATTTTTATATTCATCTTCACAAAAATAAAAACCTTTTTGATCTGGCATAGAAACTAATTTAAAATCTTGATTAGTTTCATCAATCCATTCTTGAATAATTTCCTCATCACAAAAATCCATTTCTGGAAATTCATCTTTATCCATATCAACTTCTGGAAAATATTTATTTGTTAGCCATTTTTTAAAAGGATAATGATTATACCATAGATCCTCATGTCCAGTAGTTTTATTTAAAATTGTTAATTCTTGATAAGTTTCAACCCATTCTGTTTTAGGTTTATCAAATTTTAATACTTTTGTTTTCATGTTTCCTCTCTTTCTAAATTAATATTAATGTTATTCCTATAATTGTCAATAGCATAATACAAATTAGAATTAATCTAATCTTTGTATTTTTAATAGGATGTCCAAAAATAATCATTGTTGTAGTGAAACAATAACAAGTAAAGCAATCTCAATAATTATTATTGCTTCAATCATTATTCGTCTTTATATTCCCAACTTGTTCTAAAATCCCATTTGCAATCAAATATTCCTATATTCATTAATTTTAAAAAGGAATTTAAATATTTTTTGTATGCTTTTTTACTTGATTTATTTGGAAATGATTTATCAAAAGCAATATTATTAAATGCGTTTTGATGTTTTAAAAAAGCATCAACTGATCTTTTATGTTTATAATCTATTTTTATTTCAGTAGGTTTATCGGATAATCCACCAGTGTGCATATCGCCACCAGTAGATATTAATTTTAAGTCAATCATTATTTCCTTTCTTTGTTATTACTTTCTTTCATTATCATATCAATCAAAGTGTCTGAGCTGTAATTTTTTAATAGCTCTTTTAATTGATCTATCGCTTTCTTTTTTTCCTGATACTTTCTATCTTTGTTTTTAGCATCTAAGAAATCTATCCCCCATCTTGTTCTATCGGTCATTGTCTTCATCTTCTTCATCTTCATTTAAATCGTTTGCATCTAAATAATCATCATAACCCACATTGTAAGCAATGGGGTCGCTATCTCTTAATAATTTAGAAAAATTCCAATTTCCTGTTTCATAAAGATCATCTAACCATTGATCGTAGTCTTCTTTATATTTCATATTAACCCCCTAACTACCATTGTATGTAATGCGAACAATCCTATCCCTGAAAGCATCAAAGATGTTACAACAACAAATAATATTTTATAAAATATATCTTTCATATTTTCCCCTTTCTTTAATCAATGAATTGTCTTGCTACATCCAAAGCAAAAACTAAAAAACAACCAAAAGCTAAAACAAAACCTAAAGTTGTATAAGTTGTCATTGTTAACATCATACCCATAACTGAGCATAAGATTAACAAAACCCATTTTGTTATTAATAATATTCCATCCATTTTATTTAATCCTTTCTTTCTATATAATCATTAGCTTTTTTAATAACTTTTTTAGCTTCTGATTTGTTTAAGTTGTGAACAACTTGAATTGCTTCAACATTTTTTGCGAAACTATAATTTTTTTCATAGTAAGCATTTAATACTGAAGCAATTGCAAAAGATATATTTTTGTCATCATCAAAAGAATATATCCAGTGATTTTTATTATTATTCATAAATTAACCTTTCTTTTATTTGTCAATAGCATTATATTTATTATTTGTCAATAGTATATTATAACCATTCATGTTTTAAATAATAACCATCATTCCAAATTTTACGGCATAAAGAATAAACAGCATGGAAACCCATATCCATGTTGCCAAAAGATTTCCTAATAGAATAAGAATTATTTTCATCTAATTTATGATCCATTATTATTGAATAATGATAAGTACATTGAAAAGGTCTATTATCTTTAATGTATCTTAATTTAATATAAGTTGTTCCTGATGGTGTTGATTTAATCAATTGAGTGTAGATTGTATCACCTTTGTTAAATGTTTTCTTCATATGTTCAATAGCACAATCAAAATCTAATTTCTTCTTTGCTTTGTTTGTTGCTTTTGTGATTGTCCATTCTTTTGATAAATCAAGATGGTTAGTTATCCAATCTTTAGCCTCTGAAGTATTAGCGAAGTTTTTCTCAAAATGATCTCTAATATCTTTGTTATTTGTTATTAAGTATTCCATGATATTAACCTTTCTTTTTGTTGTTTTATTATGTATAAATTAAACATAACAAACTTATAATATATTGTCAATAGCTTGTCAATACATAAAATAAAAAAATAATATGAATCATATCAAATTTACAAATGAAATATTAAACAAGATATATTCTCAATTAGCTCTGGGAAATGGTATCAAGACTATATTAAAAGACTTAGAATTGTCATGGGAAGGGTTCAGACAATTAATGCACAAAAAAC